AACTTCCGATGCAAACTCTCCACGGCCGCGCAACGGCTGAAAAACCCGGTGATCATCTAGATGCCACCACTAATCCCAAATCCGTTTCAGGGGACGCTAGGCGCTCGCACGGCGTCTTTTTTCCGGGTCAATGAGTTCGGCGTGCCTGTTCAGTTGATTTCGGATCTCGACCCACGACCGTCGGAGAATCGTGTGCTCTTCGACATGATCGACAGCGAGAACGCGCCGCACGTCTACACGGTAACGTCACACTCGTTGCAAGATCTGTCCAGTGCGTCGACGAACGTACACCGCGAGCTCAAGCGCATCGAAGTGACGGGCACCATGACGTCTTCTTTGGAGATCGCTTTCGTCGGCGGTTTTGGTGTCGGCAACTTGCCAGGTCTACCTAGCCCGACCTTTCGACCCGATCTTGCGTCGCTGGCGAACCTTATTGCCATGGCCGATCGCGGGGAGCCGATCGCCTATTTCTCTCCACGCAACTCCATGCCGCTCGCGTTCATCGAAAGCGTCACGCCGCCGTGGGATCCGAGCCTAGGAGAAAACACGATCGTCTCGGTCGCGCTCGTGGAAGCTCGCATCGTCGCCCCCCGGTTCGGCCCCGGACAAGTTCTTGACGTGGCGAACTCACTCACCGGAAACAACTCGAAGTCGTCTGCCGGGGCGCAATCCGGACAACCCGTGCAAACGCAAAGCGTAACAAATAGCTCAACTCCCGGGGTTGCGCCGCAAGTAGTGGGTGGCCCATGAGCATTCTTCAAATCACTCCGCAGTTTCACGCGCTGGACACTCACACACCACAGACGCTCACGCTCGACGGTGTGCGGGTTCGAATCGTCGCGTATACAAACATCGTCGACGACGCGTGGTATCTCGACACTTACGACGGGAACGACAACCCGCTCGTGTTGGGTCTTGCGCTCGTGACCGGGCTGGATTTGTGGTTTCCCTACCGCTACATGCCGTTGCCCCCGGGCATGTTGTTCGTGCAAGACCAGACGGGTTTGCCGATGCGTGACCCCGTCATCTCTGATTTTGTGCACAAAAACATGGCACTCTTTTATCAAGGTGCCGCATGAGCTTCCGAAGGTTTTTCAAGCCCGCGGCGCGCTTCCAAGTGTTGGAAGAAACCGTCGAGAATCTCGACGGCAACGGGCTCTACATGGAGTGGGTCATCACAAGAGACAACACGCCGAACCCGGACGAAGGTGAAGTGCGAATCGCCAACATGGCGCCCGCGGCCCGCCGTACACTACACGAGTTTTGGCAACTTTGGGGCGACTCTTTGAAAGCGTTCACTTGCAGCTTCGCGCTTGGTTTTGATGGGGTTGCGTCCACTGTTATCGACAACGCCGACGTCTGGTATATTGAGCCAGAGAACCGAGACAACATCGTTGACGCTTTCTCGATCTTCCGTTTCGGCGACGGGTTGAAAAACTCACGAGACCAAACAATAGGGCGCTCGTTGAACGGTTCCCGCGTCGACTACGTAATCAACTTCCTGGTAACAGCCCCCGCGTCTTCTGCCGACGCCGGCTTCGGGGGTCTCGGTCTTCGGTACCCTAAAGAGTCGAGAGAGCTTGTCACGCTGGCGACGAACTCAACGCCAGTGCCTATTATCCGAAACGTCGTGTCCGGGACAAGTACTCGTGAAGCGCTCACGAACTTCATGGCGATGATCGGACTCGAATGGCGCGTGCACAACGGGGCTTTTATTGCCATGCGCGGAGGTTTGATTCTCGACCGTCCCGCGATCATCTTGCGTCCGGATTCGGGGTTGCTCCGATACAGCAAGCGCAACGACAACAACATATCGGTGGAAGCGTTGGCGTTGCCAGACGTCGAACCAGGTTCGCAGATCCAAGTTCAAGACAACGACGGGGAATCTTTTGGCCAACCATCCTATCGCGTTGAGCGTGTCGAGTTTCGGGGGAACACTCGAACGGAGTCACTCATGTTCATTGACGCGAAGTCTGTGACGGGGATCAATGGCTAACGAAAACAGACAAGGGCCGTTCACGCTTTCGCAGTTCCCCGAACTTGATGAGTTGTTGCAGTACGTCGCAAGAACGACGGCGCTCACTTTGGACTCGCATCGTATGGCGACGGTCGAGAGTTACAACCCGAGCACGCAACGCGTCACGGTGTTCGTGGATTCTCTCGCGGTGGTCGAAGACAACGCCAAGCGCCCGACGACGGCGAACCCAAACCCGAAGGTGACGCAAGCCCCGAAAAAGCTTGTCGACATTCCCGTCGCTTGGCAGCGAACCTCGGGCGGATATCAAACGCTCCCGCTAGGCCCTGGAGACCGCGGCGAGCTGCACGTACAAGACCGCGGGATAGATGCGTACCTACTCGCGGGAAAACCAGGCGCGCCGCAATCCTTCGACACGCACGGTCTCGCGGATTCCGTCTTTCACCCGACGGTGATTCACAACACGGATCCGATCACGCCCCCTACAGATCTAAACGCTACGGTCTTGCACGGCACGACGCAAATCAAGCTTGGCCGCTTGGCGAACTCTCCTGTGCTTCGTGGGGGTGACGTTCAATCTGCTTTCACAACCTACACGACGGCGATCAACGCAGCACAAGCCGCGTGGGCGGCCACGGTACCCGCGACGTCCGTGTCGAACGGGGTGTTTATCGCCGCGCTCGCGGTGGCGACGGCCGTCCTTTCCACAACCATCGCCAGTTGGGCCTCGCTGAAAACGTCAACGGAGTAGCATGGATCTCAAGCTGACGAACGACGATCTAGATTTCACGAACGGCGAGCTTTCGTTTGTCACCGGACAAGACGCGATTGCGCAGCACATAGACATGCAGCTAAGCGCTTGGGTTGGCGAGCTCGGGTTGAAGTATGATCGAAGCGCCGGGGTGCCGTATTTGCAAGTTCTCTTCGGACAGAAAAACCCGAACTTGTCGGCGGTGCACGCTATCCTTTCGCGGAAGATTCAAGATACGCCCGGGGTGATTTCCACGAAGCTTGAGATCTTCTTCGACCGGACCGCTCGAAAGCTCCAGGCGACCGGGACGGCGACGACAATCCACGGCAACGTGGACTTCTCCAAACTAATAGAGGTTGCACCATGAGTTTTGAGCTCACTCCCGCGGGACTCTCCACCGAGACGCAAGAAGAAGTGACGGCCGAGACCGGCGCGAAGATCCGCGCTACGTTCGGCAACAACGCAAACACGACGGCCGAGTCAATTCTCGGGCAGTTTGTCAACATTCTTTCCGAGTTGAGAGCTCGCAACCAGCAAGTGTTGTTGCAAGTTTATCGCTCATTCAACCCCGACAACGCTACAGGGGTGGCTTTAGATCAACGGGCGGCGCTCACCGGCTCGAAGCGGAAGGGTGCTACATATTCCGTCGTCGATGGCGTGTTGACTTTCTCCAGTGCGGGGACGGTAAGTAATGGCGACTTGATCCAAAACGACGACAACACAACGAGTTGGCAAGCCATCAATGGGCCTTACGTGTCGGCCGGACCTTGGCCAGAGGAAATCCCCGCGACATATCGAGCCGTCGACACAGGTCCAAAGATCGCCAACGGCGGAACGAACTGGAGCTTGATCACCGCTGTCGCGGGTCTCGATTCCTTCACGAATCCGGTAGACGACGCGGACGTAGGAAGGGATTCGCAGGAAGATCCAGGCTTCCGCGTCTCAAGACAGATAGAGCTCTACTCGCAAAACGTTGGGCCGCTGCTCGCCATCCGTGCGGTTGTCTCGAAGGTCGAAGGCGTTGAAGCGGTTCGCGTCTACCACAACCCCGCGACGCAACCTGCCGACGCGGACGGAATACCATTTAAAGCTTTCAACGTCGTCGTCGCTACCAACCCGACCCCGCCGCCGCTGGCTTTGCAACAACGCATCGCCGACGCGATCTTCTCTGCGATGGGTGCGGGCGGGGAAGCTTTCGGGACCAGTTACAACTTGACGGTTGTGGATCTCGAAGGCTTCCCGCAACCGAACATCCGTTTCGATCTTGAGACGCAAGTTGACATCTTCGCTCGCATCCTTGTGAGCACGACTGGTACAGAACAGCCGATATCCGCAAACTTGCTTGCGGTTATTCGAGACGCCGTGCTCGCGCACGCGCAAGAGCATTTTTCAAGCATCGACCGGAACCAGATGGAGTTCGAGTATTCCGGCGTTGTTTCGGACTTGCAGAAAGCCGGCAAGATTTCGGGAGTGACTCGAGTTGAAGTCCAGCTCTCGCGCGTCTCTCTTCTCGGGCCGTATGTCGACCCTGTGGAGATCGGCGTGCGTGAGCGTCCGTCTTTTGAAACCGCGAACATCCAAACGGTGACGGTGCTATGAGATTCGGTCTCGGCGGATTGTGGGGGGCGGGGTCTCTTTGGGGTATCGATCAAGACCCTAACGGGGTTCTGTACTGTCGTCTCGCAGACGAGAGCGTGTTGATTCAGATGGACGACACGCCACTCAACCGGTTCTTTCGAGACTTGCTGTGCGTCTTCGCAGAGCCTTTGGGAGAGTTCGTCACGATCGCAGAACAAGTGCGGGATGCGTTCGACGTCGACACGGCGCAAGGGGAACAACTGGATTTCATCGGCGTCATCATCGGGCTACCTCGCTACGGTTTCGACGACGAGCGATACCGAGTGTTTTTGCACATTCAAATAGATCTCATCTTGTCTGCGCAACGTGACGGAGCGAACTGGACGGGTACGCACAACAACATACTCAAGATCTGCCGAACCTTCATCGGCATCGGCGGGACCATCACGCTGATTAACGGGGCGCCGTACTCTTTTGTTTTGACGATCCCAAGCATCACGGACCCCGCCGAGTTCAACCTTTTGATCGGGTTCCTTTGCAAAGCGCTCTACGCTGGCGTACTCGGGCAGATCATCCAAACGTTGGGCGACGACTCGCTTTGGGACAGCGACCAAGTGGCCGTTACAGGCGGCGGGATCTGGTGCTCGGCTTCCGTTGCTGTCGTCGGATGTGCAACGTGGGGAACCACGAAACCTATCGGGCTTTGCCCGCCGCCGTTTTAGGAGATTCAAATCATGCCAACGAAACCAGTTGCCGCTTTCACGTTCGCCACAAACACAAACTACAGCACGGGCCCCGCGGTAGGTTTGCCTACGAAAATCCCCGCGCCGGACCTCGCGAACGGGTTCATTCCCGGGCAAGGGATTGCCGCGGAACATATCAACACTCCGCTCAACGTAACAGGGTCGTGGCTCACGGATTGGGTTTCACAAGGATCGGCCGCGGCCGGCGAGGATGCGCACATCGTCGAGACCAGCGTCGTCGGTCGCATCGCCGTCATGGGAGGTAACTTCGGAAGCCCTACGAAAGATGCGACGGTTGTCAACGCCGACAACAACTCTGCGCTCGCTACTGTCAAAGGCACGAACGCCGGCAGCGGTTCAGGTGGGGAGTTTCACGCGCAACGGACCGCGACGAAACCCATCCTCGAACTGAAAAGAGACGGCGCGGGCTCGGTTCAACGGGGGGCGATCGGTATGGACGTGACGCCCGTTCCTTCCGCGCCGGCGCACTGCGACATGTGGGCCAACACAGCGGCGGCTCCAACGACGAACGTCGCCGCGGTGAGCATGCGAGACGCGGGCACTGGGAAAAACCGACGCGTGTGGGGGACGGAAAAAGGGTACTTCGCAGCGCACTTCGAGAATCTCGGGGATACCCTCGACAGCGCTTCGGCTGGTTTTGTGGAAGCGCTACAAGGCTTCATCGACCCTCAACCCGGGAAATACATGGTGCATTTTTCGTGCTCTGGACGGAACACCACCGGCGGCATGCACCAAATTCTTGTCAAGTTCTCTACCGGAGCGGGAAAAAGTGCAGAGTACGAAGTGGCGTTGGGTACGTCGGGGCGAAAGGCTCCTTTTGCCGCGTCGTGGCTCCTCGACATCACGGGGATCACCGAGCTTTTGATCGAGGTTGAATCCAGCACCGTCGGGCTTGGGGTTGCGGTCTCGGATTGCGAGATCACCGTTACTGGAGCTTACGATCTACAGGTTTCCTAATGCTAGAAATCGAACACAAAATCACTCCCGAGTTTATCGAGCGCGTAGCAAAGTGCATCCGCGCCGGCAACTTTCGCATGGTCGCCGCAAAGCGCGAAGGGGTGAACGACAAAACGTTCTACATGTGGTTGGCGAACGGGAAGAAAATCCGCGATGAGACGCCGAACCGAAAGCCTCTCCCTGATAATCCCTACGTCAAACTACACATCGCAGTTGAGGCCGCGGAAGCCGAAGCGCACGAGCAAATCCTGGCAGATGTGCTCAACTCCGAAGATCCTCGCGTCAAGTTGAGGTTCCTTGAGCTTCGATATAACAAGCTCTATAACAAAAACCCCAACGCGAAGACGGACGACGAATCGGGCTTGACCGAACAAATCGACGTCAAGGCGTTGCTTGTAGAACGTATCATGGAGTTGTTGGCGGTGAAAGAGTGAGCGCGATACTCCAGTTTCCGGAGATCGTCGACGTACTTCGCACGGAAGGCGTCGATGTACAAACTCTCGTCGACAGCATGACGGAAGCGGAAGCGCACGCGATCTTGTGCGATTGGGATCTCTGGTCGTTGCCCTACCAGCAAATACCTTCGGGTGATTGGCGTCGCTGGTCGTTCCGTGCGGGTCGAGGTACAGGGAAAACGCACACTGGTGCTCGCACGGTTTCGGAGATTGCTCGCGACAGAAAGAAGATACGCACCGGCGAAATAGGGCTCATTGGCCGAACGCACGCTGATGCTCGTTTCACGATGGTGGACGGGCCTTCGGGGATCCTCGCTCAAGCCCCGCTAGACTTTGTCCCGAAATACGAGCCGGGGAACAACACCGTGACTTGGCCAAACGGCGTTCGAGCCCGTTTGTTCTCCTCTGAAAAGCCCGAACAAATGCGAGGCCCGAACTTTTCTTTCGTTTGGGCCGACGAGCCGGACCACTGGCCCGACGCGTCAACGACATGGTGGGAAGTTATTGAGCCCGCGTTGCGCATCGGGTGGGCCCGAGCGATGCTCACGTCGACGCCGTTACCTGGCGGTTTGATGTCTGAGCTTGAAAAGCTCGATGACACCGTAGTGACGCGGGCTAGCACTTTTCAAAACTGCTTTCTGCCGGCGAAAGTTCGGGAGATGTTCAAGCGGCGTTACGCCGGGACACGCCGAGGCGCACAGGAGCTCGACGGTGACATCCTCGAAGACAACGAAAAAGCGTTGTGGAAGCACGATGTGCTTGATCAGTACCGCATTCAACGGGCGCCGGATCTAAAGCGTATCGTCGTCGCCATCGATCCCGCCGTGACAGCAAACAAAGACTCCGACGAAACCGGCATCATCACCGCAGGCATCGACAAAGACGGACACGGGTACGTGTTGCGCGATAGTTCGGGAACCTATTCCCCGGACGCGTGGGCGAAGACGTCAATCGCAAGCTATCACCGATACCAGGCCGATGCGATCGTTGGCGAGGTAAACAACGGTGGAGATCTCGTTGCCTCAAACATCCGAACCGTGAGCGACAAAGTGAAGTTTATCGAAGTGCGAGCGAGCCGCGGGAAGTATGTTCGAGCAGAGCCGGTCTCGGCGCTGTATGAGCAAGGCAAGATTCACCACGTAGGGCACTTCCCTCAACTTGAAAAACAGCTCACGGAATGGGACCCAAGCAAGAAGAAAAGCCCCGACAGACTCGATGCGTTGGTGTGGGCTTTCACTGAACTTCTATTGAAGGACGGCGACGAAGCCGGTCCGTTGAGCGCGTACCTATGAAAAATACAGACGCATACGCAAACACACTTACCGGGCTTGCTCTCTCTGCGGACAAGTCTACGCGCAGTGTTTTCACCCCGACCGAGTTGCTTGATTGGGAAGAACTATCCGATCGTTACGAGCAAGATGCCATCGTTGCACGCATCATCGATCGTTTGCCCGACGACGCGACGCGAGAGAAGTTCGAGATCAAGGGAGAAGACGAAGAGATCGACTTCGCCAGCGTGCAAAGTGAGCTCGAAGATCTCGACGTTCGCACCGAACTCGGCGACGCGTGGCGGTGGGCGAGACTTTACCGCGGTTCGTTGGTCGTCATGCACGTCAATGACGGCAAGAAAATGGAAGAACCTCTTGACCTCCGCGCAGTGACGAAGCTTTCGGCGCTACACGTCATCGAGGCACAACACATCACGCCGAACCTTTTCGGCAACGGTATTGGCTCGTCGGGTTTCGGGCGTCCAGACGTCTACGAAATCATGGTGCCATACTCGAACAAAAACCCGGTTCGGCACATTCACCGAACGCGGGTGCTTCGCTTCGATGGCATCAAAGTTTCCCTCGCTCGCATGTGGCAAAACGGGGGGTGGGGGCCGTCCGTGCTTGATCGCATCAACGTGGAGGTTACCCGGCTCGGAGAAGTTCAAGGATATGCGCGCGGCATCATGCACGACATCTCGATGATGATTTTGAAGATCGAAGGCTACCGCGAGATGGCGTGCGGGACAGCGAAGGAACAAGCGGACCTACAAAAGATCATCGAAAACATCCGCATGTCGATGGACAGCTACCACATTGCAGCGTTTGACACGAAAGACGATTTCGTTGAAGTGACACGCACGGTGACGGGGTTGCGCGATCTTTTGCAAGAGTTCGTTGACGGCGTGGTACGTGCGACCGACATGCCGCGAACCGTGTTGCTAGGCGAGCAGCCGGGCGGGCTCAATGCTTCGGGCGACTCAGAGATTCGCGCGTGGTATGACTTCGTTGCGTCGCAGCAACCGAAGGTGTTGACGCCAGCGATAAACAGGATCCTCGAAGTTCTCTTCGCCGCGCGGCGCAATCACGGCGAGCCCGTGCCAGACGAATGGACGATCGAATATGCGCAGTTATGGCAACCGACCGAAAAGGAGATCGCCGAGACCGAGTTCATCCGCGCTCAGACCGAAAGCCTCCGACTCGCCGACGCAACGATGACGGCGCCCGAGGTTCGAGCGGCGTTGATCTCCCGCGGTGTCCTCCCCGAGGACGCGGAAGAAGAACTAGAACCGGACGAATCGGAGATCGAGGCGCTGAAACTCCAGCTTGAGATGATGAAGGCACAACCGCCGATCGAGCCGGCTCCAGGGGCGCCGCCTCTTGACGCAACCCCGCCGCTGATCGAGCCGGAGCCGGAGCCGGAGCCGGACGATGGCGAGTAGACAGCGCGGGCTCAACATGGCGCACAGCGCCGCGCTCGAGCGACGCTTGGCGAAGCTCTACACGCGGCTCAACCGTACGGCGCTCCAGTTGCTCCGCTCCCGGCTCCCGGGCGTGCTCGCCCAGAACTCGCCGCAAGCTCTGGAAAACCTCCTAGAGGAGCTCACAGGAGCTCTAAACGAGGCGCTTCCGGACGAGCAGATCGCAGCGACCGCGCGGCGCGTCGCCGAGGCACAGGACAACACCGCGCGAAACGCGTTCTTTGCAGGTTTGGCCGTGGCCGCGGGCGTGCGGATCCTGGGTTCCGATTCATCCAAAAAGCCCCCGCCGCGCGTCCCGAAAATCACATCGCGAGGTGGCAAAGTGCTCGTGCCGAAACTCAACTTCGCGCCGAGCATCTTGACCAACACGTTTGTTGACATGAACACTCGGCTCATTTCCACGCTGCGCGCGGGCGTAGCGGACGGAGTACGAGACGCTGTCGTGAGAGCGCAGCAATTTGGTGGGACGCCGGAGGATCTGTCAAAGAGACTTTTGACGTCGTGGCAACGGCAAGGCGTGCCGGCGCAGATACCCACGCGCCGACTCAAGCAAAACGGCGAGCCCGTCATGGTTTCGATCGAGAAGCACGCGAAGCTGATCGCCAACGATCAGCTAGGAACGCTCAACATGCAACTCGCGCGAGCACGACAGACCGCCGCGGGGATCGACAGCTTCACATGGATGCCATCGACCGCAGACAATCCCAGAGAAGCGCACGAGAAGTTCTACGGCGAGGTGTTCACGTGGGCGGAAGGCGCTGAGGGAATCTTGCCGGGCGAGGAGATCAACTGCCAATGCACCGCGCAAGCGGTGATTGACAAAGAACAGATCCTCGCCGACGGCGACTTCATCGAAGTCTCGGGCGATACCTTCACCGCCCGAGACATCATACCGACGAACCCCGGCCCCGGGGCGCTACTTTAGATTGGGCTTCGATCGCATCTTGTCGGCGGTGCGAGCGAAAGTGTAGCCGGTCGAGAGGCTGCACAACACGATGATC